ATTGTGTAATTGCCTGTAAGGTCAGTGGTTCCGGTTGTAAGACTTGGTGCGATCGGTCCCATCGACAAGTAAATAGATCCATAAACTTGGATCAAATTTGAAGACAGATCCATATACGGTTGGCTAGTGAACGGCAACAAGAATACTGTTCCCGGCACGGCTCTTAATGTCGTTGTTGGTGTAGTGAAGTTACCAGTGTAAACTGCCGAATTCACTATCCTAAAGTTTGACATGTTACCATCAAACCTATTCGTAATGCCGACGGCACTTTCGGATTTAGCACCAATAAACAAATAATAATTGCCTAGTGTACCTGCTTGTGTATCTGTTGTAGCACTAGCTGTACCGTTAATATAAACGCTGACCGTGCTTCCTGAACGGACCACGGCAATATGGGTCCAAGTGTTGTAATTCACAGTGCCGGTATAGGTTACGGCACTGTAACCGTAACGCTGGCTAATTACTGAGGTTCCACTCAAAGAAAACCAATATGCGGCCGCAAATGCGGGGTAGCCTGGATATATATAACCCAAACTAAATAATGTTCGCGTACCAGTAGCAGTAGTTATGGGATAATACCAACCTTCAACTGTAAAATCTCCTGTGAAAGTGAAGTCACTGTCAATTCCGTTTGTTGTTATATATGAATATGGATTCCCGGAGAAGAGAGCACTGGTTGTGATGCTTGATCCGGGTAATGCACCCAATGCGCTAGCATCTAAATTATAGAGTAGTGTCCCGCCTCCGGCAGCACCACTCAAGGTGCCAAGTGTAGCTTGCATTATTCCACTCATTATGTTACTCCTGTACCGGCAATCATCCAAGTATTAGTTTCAACTTTTATTAGGGTTGCCATAGCGTAAGTACTTGCAATTCGGTTACTAGCAGTTGAGTTACCTGCCAGATACAATGTTACACCTGATGCCGCATTGACTAAGACATTACCTGCAGATTGAACAATGATATTGATTGCTGTACCAGTAGAAAAGCTGACAGATGCATTATTAGGAATTGTTAATGTAAAGTTACCAGCTGATGTTGAGTAGAAATGTTTTCCCGCATCAGTTAATGCTAGGGTAATATTGCTTGCCGCAACTTGCGGAATGTTCAAGTAACCAATAGCAAAACCGTTTGTGTTACCTGTGATATTACCTGTAACAGTTAATAGATTAGTTATTTTATTAAATGTTAAGTTCGCACTCCCGTTTGCAGTACTTGTGTCATTGAATATAATTTGTGTATTGCTGCCTGCTATTGGGCCAGTAGCACCAGTAGCACCTGTCGCGCCTGCACCAACTGCGCCGGTAGCGCCGGTAGCGCCGGTAGTTCCTATGTAACCTGTTGCACCTGTTGCACCTGTCGTTCCTATGTAGCCGGTAGCACCCGTAGCGCCCGTAGCACCAGTAGTTCCTATAGTACCGGTAGCACCGAGCGCACCGAGCGCACCGGTTGCGCCCGTAGCACCCGTAGCGCCCGTAGCACCAGTAGCGCCGAGAGCACCGGTTGCACCGGTTGCACCTGTTGCACCGGTTGCACCTGTTGCACCAGTTGCACCAGTAGTTCCTATAGTACCGGTAGCGCCGAGCGCACCGGTTGCACCTGTTGCACCTGTTGCACCTATATATCCTGTGGCTCCTGTGGCTCCTAACCCAGTAGCTCCGGTTGCACCAGTGGCACCAGTTGCACCCATATAACCTGTAGCACCCGTTGCGCCATCATATCCTGTGGCACCTGTTGCACCTGTGGCTCCTGTGGCACCTGTGGCTCCTGTTGCACCTAACCCAGTAGCTCCTGTAGCGCCCGTTGCGCCATCATATCCAGTGGCTCCTGTGGCTCCTATAGTACCAGTAGCACCTGTTGGCCCTGAACCTGCTGCGCCCCAACTTAAATTACCAGTACCGTCAGTAATCAATCGATATCCATTAGTTCCACCAGTAATATGTAAGTTACTTATACTACCCAATGATACATTGGCTGTATTTGCAAAATTAACTATGCCACCTGCATTACTCACTGTTAATCCAGTTAAGTTACCCAATGAAGTAACATTTGGCTGTGCATTTGAAGTTGAGGTCAATACACCGTTAAAAGTTGCTAATCCATTGCCTACAGCAGCAAAGTAATTAGAAAGTACTTGAGTAGGGTTGATATCAACTACTAATACTTGACTAGCTTGTGTAATAGTAGCGTTACTGCCACCGTTACTGCCTCTGCCAATACTCAATGAACTTGTTGAAACTTGAACACATGCAATATTAGCAGAAATAACTACATTACCCGTAGGATTGTTAACAGTGACACCTGCTCCCGGAGTTCTATTAATTGAAAGAACTGCTGAATTTGCATTAGCATCAAATAATTGACTAAAGTTATTTTGTACTTTACTAAATGCGGTTCTTATTGCATCCGCTGACGGATCATCAGGAAATGTTCCAAAATCTATGTTGTTTTGACTCATGTTAGTGTTGCCTATTTATAATGTATTTATCGTTTTTTAAGAAACAACAACCCAAAAAAATACCCGACAAAAGCCGGGTATTTTGAGTTACGATTCTTTTATAGACCGCTTAATTTCATGTAGTCTTTTAACAACTCAGTAGATTCTTTCATTGGATTACCTAAGCCATCAGCACCCATGCGATTCTTTTGCCCCGAGATAACTGGGATAGTTGTTTGACCGGTAGATTTTTGTTTATTCAATCCACCACTTATAACATTCATCATAAATCCAATGCCAGCTTCAAATGTATCATCTGCACTGTTAGCGTATGATTCTTCTATTGAACTAGTATCCTTTTTTACATCAGACAAGTGGGCATCAATGCCAGCTGTACTTTTAAGTCCCCATTTCTGAGCAGCTTTTTGTGCTGCTTGATAACTACTACTTGCTTTAACTTCGCACTTACCTTTTTTAGCATGTACACAAATAAAAGGTCTTTCTTCTGATTCTTCTACTTTAGTTGATTCTTCTGAAAGCATTGCTATTTTTCTGAAAAGATTAGTGAAACTTGATTCTGACATTGTTTCGCATTTGCAAGGATTGCAATCACATTTTTTGCAATTGTCATCTTCATCTAATGCGTCTGTGCCGGCTTCTTCACCTGTTTCATCTTCAGCTTCGTTAGTTGGGCTTGAATATACTTCACCTTCTTCTTCGTCTGCACCTGCATCTGCCGTTGCCAATGCACTATTAGCTGCTGCATTCCCTGCAACATCAGCATTGGTATTATCAGCACCGGAATCTGGGGCATTTGCTTCAGCTACATCATCAGTCATTTCAGCTTCTGATTGATCTTCACCCATAACTGATTGGTCATCGGATTCACATTGATGATTCTCTTCCATCATTCCACCGCATGACTCGCATGTTTCTGCCTCATGCCCATGCATATGATCTTCTTCACCGGAGCCTTCTTCATCTTCATAGTCACCGCCATCTGTCATTTCTCCGCCGCCAGTGCCTGACAATTTCTTCATCAATGACATCATACCGTCATGGTCATCAACTACGCTGATACCACCGTGAGCACCTGCTGAGCCTTGTGGTGCATTGAAACCTTGTTCTTCACCTCCAAATAAGCCCAAACCTGCTGATTTAATGATAGATAACAATTGGTCAGCTTCACCATCTTGTGCTGATACTGTTACTGAATCAGGTGATCCTTGTTGACCTTTACTGATTGAAACTGTCATTCCTTCAGATACATTTTCTTCACTTTTCACATTGGCTCTGAATTCAGCCTTAGTTTTACCGTATTTCTTTTTGAATTCTGCGTCAGTTAACTCTTTAAAATCCAATGATAGTTCATTCATTCTACCTTCATTAACATTTTCAAGTAAAGAATTTAATTGCTTATCTAATGATTCAAAAGCGAATTCATCTAAAGGTGAATCATAGCGGGTTCTGTCAGTAAATGTACTACCACCTACTTTAAACTTACCACCTTGTGGTGTTTTAGCAAGACCGGCAGTGAAAGCATTTCCTTCATCATACATTGCTTCGCCCATGTCATCAGCACCATAACTAGCCATTGTGCCTACTTCAGGTCCTTGACCCATTTCACCAATTGCAGTGAGACCTAATATTGGCATCTGCCCATAGCACTCATCTAAGCCTTCTTTGAACCCGTCGTGATAGTGTCTTGCTTCTTCCATGTCATCATTTGTACAATTGTATGGCATTTTTCTTAGTGCATGGCTTTTGCCTTGAAGTCTTGCAGCTTGTAAATTATGTTCCATGCCTTCTTTAACTTTCTTTTTATCTTTGACAGCTTTCTTCATTGGCTCTTTCTTATTACCGTCTTTATCTATATCTAGAAAGTCTGGTTTGGCAGATTTCTTAGCAAAAGGATTAACACCTTTCTTAGGTGCGTTCCCTTTCTTCTCATCCTTTTCTATATCTTTGGTAACTTTTTTTCCAATCTTTTCAGCATTGTCATCTTTCTTGACAAAAGGATTTACACCTTTCTTGCCTTCTAATACACCGCGATTAGCAGTGCTTAGTGGACTTGATTGTGCAAAGTATTGCGGAGCTTCAGCTTCTTTAATTTTCTTTAACTGTGCGCCTGCAATTTTTGTAGCAGCTTCTTTGCCATACTTGGGTGTTAATTTACGAACTAATGCATCAAATCCTGTAGTAGCATTGTTGTGCTTGCCAACATCTCCGCCTTCTTCCATTGGCTTAACTTGTGAACCTGCGCCTGGTGCTGGTGTAGCACCCGGGGCAGTAGTGGCAGCGCCAGGTTTCTGCATTGACATTGTGCCATTCTTAGCGGCTTGTACTACTGCTGGATCTTGAGTAGTAATTGCTGGCATTGAAGGATTAGCAGGATCTTTGATTAAGAAAGATGGCTTTGTTGCCATTTGTTGTTGCGCCTTTACAGCCGGGGTTGCTGGCATCGGCTGCACTGCTAAACCAGCTTCACTTAATGCTTCATCCATTTGGTCAAAGTATTCTTTCAAACTATGCTTAACACTAGGCTTGCCACTTGGCTTAGCAGGTGCTTTACCCATTCCCATTGCTTTGCTTAGTGCTGAACTGTCATATGATTTTGCTTTGTCAGGATTTGGTGGACGACCTTTGCCTCGCTTTGGTTCATTGGCACTACCAAGTTTACTTAAACTTACTTTACCCTTAGGCTTGCCATATTGGTCAGATACTTCGTCTGATCCATATTGATTACCATATCCACCTGCACCTGCTTTGTGAACTGTACCTTTATCAGTAGTAGTTGTGGCTTCTGATAAATTGTCAAACGATTTTAATATATCTCTGAAATCCATTTTGTTTTCCTTAACGGTTATATGCTGCGCCAGTCTTTGGCTTTGGTGGCATCTTTATAGTACTCATTGGGCTCTTGTCCCCCATCTTCTTATCATCTAAATATGGCTTGAACGGGTCAAACGCATCTTTTGTTCTTGTCCCTGCATATGGAATATCAATCTTAGACTCTTTAGCTTGATCTTTGATTGATTGTAAATATGAATCCCCATACGCTTTGCTTGCTGCTTTGGCATCAGGCTGCTCACCCATTTCTTCTTTATCAAGCAATGGACTAGCTTTCATTTCGTTTTCGTATCCCATCATTTCGCTGTCTATGCTATCGTCAAAAGCAGTTGATATCATACGCACCATGTTTACATTGTATCCGCATAACTGAGCAAGTTGTTGCACCATTGGTTCTGTCGCTGGGTATCTAAACTCAACTTTAATCAATGTAACACTTTCGTTCTCTAAATTAGGAAAACCATATGGTGATTTCTGTATCGGAGTACTTTTTGGTTCGCCAATTTCCACTGGGTCAAACTTTTTTAGATTGTATCTAAACATATCTATAAAGTTTTTGTCAATGGTGCCGGCAATTTTGATAGTATACTTGTAAGTATGTATACTTTCAACAATGAAATGTTTAAGGCTTCGCATGTTTTTATTCCTGTATATATTATTTATCTTTTTAAGTGGATTTTGCTGCCAACAACTTAAGCAACTCGTTTCTATCAAGTTCTCTGCCTTCTCCTATTGGAGTAGCTTCAATTTCCTTGTCCCTACTTGCTTCTTTTTGATCCAGTTGTGCTTTTTTCAACTGTAAATCAATCATCTTTAGCTTTTTATTTAGTTTAGCAGTTTTTGCAGTTATAGCATGACCAAGCATAGTTCCGGCAACATTAAATATCTCACTGGCATATCTGCTATCCACTTGCATACCTAAATCCATTAAATCTTTATAGCTAGATTGTGCTAATTCAGCTAAACTATCCATCTCATCATCAGCGGCTTCTAACCCACGGACTTGAGGTAATGCTTGTTCTATTTTTGATAGACTATCTAATGCTTCAGTGGTTATTTCCTGTGCATTTTCTGGTGTTGGTTTCGCCAAGGTGTCTATTTCATCTTGCGGCAGTTCAAAAAGTTCTTCTAATTTTCGTGTCATAGAAAGTATTTAGTTACTTTCGTGACCCATTTCTAAAAAGGTCATCTTCTTTTTTTTACACTACTAGTAGTATTTGCAAAAATTGAATCTTCACTAATGACCCTAAAAACATAACCGTGCTGTTTGCAATATGCAGTAGCGGATAGGAATTTAGCTTGGTTAACTATTGCATGTAATTTATCATGTCTGGTTTTTGCTTCAGTCAATGATGTTTGACTTTTTGGTTTTACTTCAACTATTTCTGCCTTAATTTGATGTGATTTATTTTCATAAACCACAAAAAAATCAGGAATATATTGATGTATTTTTCCATCTAATGGGCTACGATACGGTATTGAAATTGATTCACTTGCCCAATGTGTAATATGTTTATTTTCATCTAAAAACATCATAACCCGCATTTCCCAAGACGATCTGTATTTGGGTTTATGTTTACCTACATACTTTTGTGGATTTCGGCAAGTATAAATACCCTGAGCATAATTAGCCATATTTATTGCACGATGTTTCGTGCCACTGGTTGATTTGATTTTGGTATGATAGCTATGCCATATAATGAAGTTTTGCTTTTAAAACTATTAAGATAGTAAGCAAGAATTTGATTCATTTCCATTTTCTTTGTACCTTTGATTTGGTCCAATAACTGTAATATAGGTATCTGTGTTTCTTGTGCTATTCTAAATAACACCGCAGTAAAATTAGCTGCAATATTTTTAGAGGCGCAAACAGATACAAAATATGAATATACGATATCATATTCTACAGCATTAACAACTGCATTGAACGCATAAAAAGAATCAAAAATTCTAACTGTTTGATCTAAGTTTGTACGATTGTCTATAATTTGTGACATGTTTACCTTATTGTGGCCCTGTCTGACCGGGTGTTTGTGAACCTGCGTAGGGGTTGCCACCTATTTGTTGTGGTGAGGATAGCGCACCTGCTAATTTTGCTCCAGCAGTTCCAATTCTACTTTGAATGGCACCAAATATAGGAGTTGCCACATTGACATTTCTATTTGGGGTTTGTCCTACTGAATTAATTATACCATTGACAACTTCTGATTTTGCAACATTCAATATGTTTGTATTTTTAAATGTATTATATGTAGTACCGGCAGCTTGAATTGCTCCTAATATATTTCCATTTGCCAATGCATCTATTGCGCCGCCCACACCATCAACCAACCCACCTTGCCCTAATATCTTTGCATTTGCACCGGGTCTTGCTATAGGGCTTAATGTTCTATCATAATTAGCTTCGTCGCCAAATCCAGTTACGATGTTGCTGGGATCGTTACCATCTATTTTACCTTCATTATAAACTACAGTTTCGTAATCCAATGTCATTTGATGTTCCATTGTTCCGTTGCCTTGAGCATAGTCATATGTATCATGGCTAAAAGCTGTAATCATAGGATTGATTAAGGTGTAAGCTACAAAATTATGTTGGTTGAAGCCAAATACAGTTATATTTTTAAAGAAAGGTATTTTTTGCCCAGTTGGATCACTAGTGCCACCTTGATAACCCCAACTCTCATTTCCAGTAATAGACGGTTGATATTGTGTTCTACTATTATATGTAGCATCAGTTTCACCTGCGATACCTCCGCCTCCTGTTAATTGTGATGTTGGGGTAGCTCCTCTTGCTCCGTTAAACACTACTTGTGGTTTTGTTCCATCGGCGTAGTAGTAATTGTAATAACCCTTCCACATTTTTCTAATTGAATTTCCATTATCATCGTGAAACGCAATATTAACTGGATTGTATTTGATTTTTGTTTGTATCAATCTTTTACGATTATATTGATTCAATGTTGATACTTCTAAATTAAAGCCAGGGAGTTTTACTGTTTTAACTAATAGTCCATAATTAATATTAGTTGGGGCAACAACAATTCCTAATGTAGGATTAAGTTGAAAGTAAACATGAAATAGAAACTTAAATTTAGGTGCATTTTCATATGCATTGGGTCTAAATGTTTTACTAGCGTGGGTATAATCACGAAGGAAATCACTGCCGAAAAATGCTCCGGCAGTGTCTTTTAGTAAGTTTTGAAAAAATCCAGACATGCTAGATTTATTAAGATAAGATTCTTATTATAAAGAACCACCGATACCAGTAGCAATAGAACCAAATGTTCTGGCGATAGTAGAACCGACACCTGAACCAATTGGTGATTGAATTGCGTTATCAAAACGCAATGTCAATGCAATTGTTACCACATCACTTGTAGCATAGTTCAATGTATTGTAGTTAGCAGTTTGTAAAAAACAACCATAACATTCCCAAGTTTCTAATACTACCGGAGTACTTGCACCATTGCCACCGTCTAGTATTTCAATGTTTGTTTGAAACTTGTAATCTTGTCCAGATACAGCACTTGCTTGTTCAACAAAGTCCATTTGTTTTTGTAATTGTTGACCAACTAATCTGGACACACTGTTTGAAGCATCATCACGAATGTTAACAGATAATGGTTGCCAAGCATGTTTGCCTGCCAAATACATTGTGGAGTTGTAAATTGGTAATGTAATTTCAGAAAATTGAACGTTTGGTCTAGCACAATCAATCACTTGCTTTGTTAACTCTACTGAGCTTGTGTTTGTTCCAAAATTCAAAAAGTTAACTCTGAATCTGAACTGTAGTTTGGGCATTAGTAAGCCCTGATTGCCGCCGGCATTATCACTTGCGACTGTCATATTAAATAAACTTTGACTGGCTGTTGCCATAAATTATTCTCCTATTAATCTTATTTATCTTAAATTAACTAATAACCCATAAAGGGTTATTAGTTAGTTATAATCTTCCTGCTATCTCACCTGTGTTTAACACACGAACCGGGATGTAGATAAATTCAGCTGCCTTGACTGGTTCAATTGCAACGTCTACCCAAAGTTCATTTCTATCTATTCTTGCTGGTGTGTTGTTACTTTCATCACATATTACAAGATAATCATAGATTCCGCGTTTTGCCTTCAAATCAAGCATCAAGGTTTGAATTACTCCTTGAACTTGTTGTCTTGTCAACGCATCGTTAGGTTCAAATACGAATGGACGTGCTGCTAATGTTAATTGTCTACGAACATAAGCAATTAGTCGTGCAACGTTAGTTCTGTCTAAAGCACTAGAACTATTGAAACTTGTCTTATTGCCATAATTCAATAATCCAATACCAGTGAAGAATACCAATGGATTGATAAAGTTAATATACAACACATCACGAATACCAATTCGTGTCTTAGTAGTTATAAATTCACCAGTTGCACTATCAATATATCCAATATTTGTGGCATTGTCAATATTACCTCTACGTGTACCTGCTGCTGCTAACCAAGGATAAGCAATCGTGTCATTTCTGATAAATGTACGCAACATCATATGACTTGGGGGAACTGCAACTAAGTTACCACTTAGATCACTTGTGATACCACTAGGGTAGAACAATCCTAAATATGTATTACGTGTTACACATCCTGCTTCACCTGTGCTTGTAGCACCTGCGGCGTTAGTTGCCCATGCTTGAATTGATGTAGCATCTGATGGTAATCTCATTGGTGTATCACCTAAGATATAACCTGTATCTCCGCGATCAGCATTCAATACAACCATGTTAGGTTGTAGTTCTGGGTAACCAGGAGTAGCCATCAAGTTGAAGAAGTTATCTTCATCACGAATGTCATAGTTAGTATCAATTGCTGAACGCAATGATATTACAACCATATTACGTTGCGCCTGACGACCCATATACGGAGCACCATTTGATTGCAACCCACTTTGACTTAACCATGTTGCTGTTTGTACTGGCAAAGTTTGATCCGGGAAATTAATACCGTTGAAGTAATTTGCTTGATATGATTTAACATTGTAACCTGAACGGCGTGTGTTAAACAATAGCATACCTGTTGGGTATAATGCTGCTTCAGGAACATCTAAGTCTACATAGTCGCTGGCCAATAAGCTAACTATACTTGGAATAGGATCATCAACTACATTTGTGTTGTCATTGGTTGCCCAACGTGCATCAGCAAACACTACACCCTTGCTGCTTGTTTGGTCAGCATTGTCTAACAATACCCACATGTTAGTCATGCTCACGGTATCATATTCCCAACGACTGATTATTGGATACAGTTCTAAGTCGCTGGTATCAATCCATAGATCACCGTATACTAACGCTGTAGTATCACTTTGAGTTGTTGGTGCGGTTGCAGCAATGATAGGACCAGCTGGATCTGTTGTGTTACTTCCAGTTGGTGTCGGGAAGCCTGTATTGTCGTAATTTATATTTTTATAACCATTCCATTGTCCACCGGATTGAACCATAATGTCTACTTGGTCAATGACACTCCAGAACCAATTTGTACCTTGTGCAGGGGCTGCTACCGGAGCACCTTCATTTGCGGTAAACACTAATGGAATCCAGTTACTAACTTGAGTATAGTAGTTTGAGATAGCAGTTCCAGTGTCAAAAGTTACTGCGTTAACTATACCCAATGTCACTGATACAACTGTTAATACTAAATCATTGGTGGTTACCACTCCGGCCAATAATGCTCCGCTAACTGTTATAGTATTACCCACAGCATAACCGGTTCCGCCAGCCGCTACGCCGGTTCCTGTTATAGCATAAATGCCGCTACGTTGAATACTTACATTCACAGTCAATCCTGCTCCACTTCCACCGGTAGTAGCTATCCCAGTAAAAGCCATAGCTCCACCTGCTATTGTTCCGCCACGTTGAACAAAAGGAGTAGATCCACTAACGAATCCAGCTTGTGTTAGTATGGTAGCAGAAAAACCTTGATTTGCTCCTGCTGTTGGGATAAGATCATTAATTACAATTTCGCCACCTTGAGTATGTACTAATTGAACAGCATCGTCAGTAGTTAACAATGCAGTTGTATAAGGAATAGCAGCAGCTAACCAATTAGTTACAAATTGTAACGGAGTGCAATTGTCAGGAATAGTAACAGTATATACACTTGACAAGCTAGTAGTATTTGGTATACTAGTTTGAACGGTGAAAGTTGCTGTTGCTAAAGAATACGGTAAAGCTATCGTGAAAGCAGTCTCGGTGCCAGTGGCCACTGTTGACCCTGTCGCTGCTCTTTCCCATAAATATATAGGACTTGTTCTGTTATTAAAAGGATAGTCAGAGTCGTATTGTGCATAGACAGTGCCTACTGGAATCGCTTGCCCGCCGGTGGCGTCAATAGTAGCATCTGCTTCCCAGTTATTGGTAGCTAATGTTACAGATTTTGCTACAAAAGAACCAGTAACTGCATTATATTCAGAAACAATCGGGGTCAAACCAAGACCTGCATTGCTAGCCTTAATCCATACTGAACCAGTTGGATGAGGATATGTTTGACTACTTGACCATAACGGCATTTCTGCCGAAGTACCATATACAACTTGCGGTTGATAATAATTTGTTGCAGTTAACCCTAGATCAGCCAACAATGTACCGCTGCCAGTAATCCCAAGATATTGATTACCAGTGATTGTAGGTTGTGTAGAGTTTATGACTAATTTACCTGATACTACATTTGCAGTAATATAGCTATATCCCAATGCATTGATAACATTTGCAACACCTTGAGCAGTGTTAAAGGGTGATACCGGAACAGCAACAGTAGTGGACCACACCCCACTTAAACTAATAGTTAAAGTTTGACTGGCAGTTAATGTAGGGTTAGAATTTGTACCTTGAACAGTTGGCCATTCCTGTTGCCATGCAGTGCTTCCTAATACTGTCCAATCATTAGCAGAAGTTTTGTAATAATATTGTTGATATTCTGAACCAGCTTCAACAGTGGCATTAATTGCATAATCACCTATATTACCTAAACTATTTATAGGTACACCATTGGTTAAATATACCTGGTCTGATATAACGATTGGAGTTTTTGCTGTAAATTGTCCGGTTGTTGCATTGAACTGGAAGATACCCCATGTAGTAGTAGTTGTATCTAACCAATATGCACCATTTGCCGGTGCACCTGAAGGACGACCAACTGAACCTACTAGACTTGCTAGATCAATATCAGCACGTAATGTATATACCCGATTGGTTGTACCTAATGCTGAATACGCCGCTAATAGCCCGTATTCGTTTAATTCGTATCCTTGGATTGGTGTTCCTGCGGTTGTTGTATAGAAGAACGGTACACCATAGAAATCAACTAAATCTTTTTGACTTGTGATTTGATATAATTTATTTGCATTTGCTGCTGTAGTGCCAGCAGCAACTGCTGTACCAGACGGATTTGCTTTATTCTGTGCTGTTGCGAAAACTACCAGCGGTACAGATGCGCCTGGTGCTGGTAAATATTGACTTTGGTCAATGATAGTGACTTCGACGCCCGGTGAGGTTAATGACATTTTATTTTTCCTTTAGTAAAATTCTGAGGTTTACAACCTAATTGCATACTATTATTTAGCAAAAAATTCAAAAAATACGGTATGACGGTATAACTGTACCTTTGAAGGTTGGAAACAACTAAATATAGTATGTTAAATCAACGTCCAATATGTAAAACATGTAACAAGAATCACGCAGCAATAAACTATAATCGGGAGGGTGTTACACATTACAGAAGTATATGTGATGAATGTGGCAGGAAGAAGCAGAAACAAAAACCACAAAAAGCCAATTGGACTAAGAGTGGTTATAAGAAAAAAGCCACATGCGATTTATGTGGCTTTAAGAGTTCATTCAGTACTCAGATAACAGTGTTCCATGTTGATGGGAACTTGGATCACAATGAACAAACTAATCTACGCAGCATTTGCTTAAACTGCATAGAAGTTGTGAAAAAGAAAGAGATTACTTGGAGACGGGGAGACCTTGAGATTGACTATTGATAATAGTATGAATCTTGGTATGTAACTCATCAATTGTTCCATTATTTTCAACAACATAATCATATTTTAATCCTATGCTGCTGTACTCACTAGCATGAATTTTTAGTTTGTCTAACTTCATTTTACTTAGTGCCCAATATGAATTACCATCTGGTCCTCTATTATATGCAATTGCAGCATCATACCATTCAGGATTTGGTCCACGCTGTACTCTAATAGCTATTCCACCTGCATTTTTAATAGCAGCAACTTCATTGTCAAACCTACAGTCTGTGATTACAACATCTTCTTTAGAGTTTAAGAGTTTGTGTTCTACACTTGCTACCCAGATGGCATTATGAAAATGGTTACGACATACATCTGTTCCCCAATACTGTAGAATCCATCTTGGAGTAATGTTCATACCTAGACGATTACTCCACCATTCATCTTTTTTCTCCCTCCATGCTCTGCTGGCTTTTGTTGTGCCTTCTAGATACTCACGATTCCATCCAAAAACTGCTGCTACTGCATCTTTAAGACTAGCAGCAAAGCTGACTCGTTTGAAACCATGCTGTGTGGTGAGATAATCGGCAATTGTGTCCTTGCCACTGGAAATTAAACCGGTGATGCCAAAAATAATCATATTTGAAATGCTCCTATAGTGCTTATTATATTACAGGAGTATGAAAAAGAAAACTGTTTAGGTTATCCTAACCTTGGACCCACGTTAAGGGAAAAGAAAAATCCACATACTTTTTCAAATCTTCAATGAGTAATTCCATTGCTGCTTTACCTTCTGCTTTCATAGCAGAACCGTTCAATGAAGTGCCGCCACCAGGACCAGCAATAGTTCCAAATTTTTCACGGGCTTCTCCGATCATAAGTTTAAGATTAGCTAAAACAAAGTCACCGATCCATACTCCAGCACCCGGGTCTTGCAGTAATATTTCTTCTGTCTTTTGTACATCGGCCCATATCAATACATGTTCCCCTGATCCTTTTGGATCTCGCACAATACGCAATACTTTGGACACTGGATTAAATGTATATGTTACATAACCACCAAACATTCTTGCTGCTAATTTAACATACCCTGCATAGAAATCATATGTTGCCATACCACCGGCATAGTTATAGTTAAGTAAGTATGTATTCAAAATAGCACTGGAGAAAGGATCAAAACTACTACTTGACGGGCCTGTTTCTAAACCAATTGATCTACGGAAAATACTTCTAACATTGATAAACTCTGCGGGAAGAGTATATGTATCTACATTTTTCTCAATAGTCATCAATATGTACGATTCCTCAGTGGCTGCTTGTGCCCTTTGACGATATATCTTTATGGCATAGTTGTATGCTGCTTCATAATGCTGCGGGTCTAATTCAAGGTCAATCATACCATCACCTAGACGATATCTTAAATTAGTGAATAATAACTCTTTTAATTCATCTAGGTTTAATCCAGTTGGTGTAGAAAGAACTGATGCTGTTGGATATGTTGACATATATGTTACCTAATAAGTGTATTTATCTGGGTATTACTGATTTGTTTATTCTATTTCTAGGCATAGGCGAGTAGATATAAAATACCTACTGCCAAAAAGGTGTCTATTCCTGAGGCCCTTACGGGAGTGCGATGATGAATTCAAAAATTACAGTGGAGGATTGTCTATGTCTCACTAACCCGTAAAGGGATTTTGCCGTATTCGCTGTATGTTAAATCTTCAATTCATCAGGTAGATTTAACCAGCCCGCGCCCTCTATCGCTATTACTATGACGCGGCAATGCTTCTAGTAGATTACTCTATCTCAACCAGTAAGACATAGGAAATGTGAACTGCACAGAGGGCAGGCATTTAAGGCATCCCAAAGGGGGTAGTCCTATGAATCAGGTCACACTAAATCAGTGCTTAGGCTTAGACCATGCTACCGACACGACAAGGATTGCGGTACGGATTATAGATACGCTTTAAGGTGGTATTTACCTGTGCCTAATATTGTTAACTGCTTTTTAAATGTCGCCGTCTTTGCGATGTTCTGAGTAATGTGCGTCAAATGACCCGCCTGGATACCTAGACTCAAGTTTTTTGATATTTTCTTGGATCACATCATTAGGATCTACATTGAGAGCCCTGCAAGCGTTCATCCAATACCACATTACGTCGCCTAACTCCCGGACCATGTGGAAGACATTTTCATCGGTGAGGGGTTTACCCTGAAAAATGATCTTCTTGGGCACTTCAATAAATTCACCACTTTCTGCGGCTAATCCCAAACATGCAGTAAGTAGCAACGGGATGTTAACATCAGGACCGTGCTTCATCTCACCGTCAACTAATTCGTAATTAGCATCAAGCCGATCACATGTATCCATAAATGTAGTCAAGTCATTGCTTGCTTTGCTTGTTACAGCTTCTACGAAATCTTTGTATTTGTTTAAATCTATATTCATTACCATGCTTTCAAAATTATCATTGACTCATTAAACCTGCCATTCGGTGTAGAGGCTACTGCTTTAATATCTGTGAAATATTTTCGTGCAGCCGGCTTGCTCCCCATAACTTCTTTAAGTTGTTCCCCTGGTTTGCGTAGTGTTTTGACTTCGCTCTTTGCTGAATCAAATCCTAGCAGTGTACTACCCTTAACAGTAAACACCTTGCTATACTCATCAGCAATGTAGTGATGAAGGCGCCGCTTTGCAGTATCATAGGCCCACGCTTCACTTGCACCATGCAACTTTGTAGGATGAATGCTAATCAAGTCTAGCTTTGCAGCCGCATCCTTGAACACCTTCAAGTATTTCAATTTAGCAACAATCTTTTCAACAGGTACAGCCTTCTTCTTGCGAGGAGCCTTGCTTGCTTTCTTAATGCTAATGTAGCTGTTCAAGTCACTGAGGACCCCATCAATGAATTTGAGAATGTTACGAATCTGAACCTTACCTAAAAACCTGTAACCCTCTTTAAGATACTCGTCACCGTCAGAAAGTTTCTGAAATTCAGCTTGTTTGCGTTTCCAGATTTCAACAATGATTGGGATATGCTGTGGCATAACATTATATTTTGCCACGATATCAACTGTCTTTTCTGTTGCTTTACCTTTAGTAACAAAATCGTCAATCATCCCTTCCATTTCACCTGCTGCTTCACATGCCTTTTCTTTTAGAATTTCCTGAATATTGGGGCGTGTTACTACTACAGTTTCCTTAGCAATACTAGTTTGACTAGTTTTCACTTCTGTTTCGGTTAGTGTCTTGATCAGTCGTTTGATGTCATTTTGCAAGGCAAGTTCTTCATGCTCAGTCAATTCTAGCCCGCGCATTGTCATTCGTGCTATCCAGCACAATGTCAGAATGAATTCACTTTCATGCACTTTCCTAAGCAATTTGGCTTCATCAGGGCGTTTATTGTAATCTAGATATTGTGCCATCAAATCCCTAGCATCTTTTTTGCTATAGAATCGGGTGTACCAAGTAAAGCTGCGGGCAAGAGCCGAGAATCGTGCTTCGGTATTAGGTTGAAGTGGGAAGAAAGGTTCTTCACCCATATATTTTGTATCAGCATCACGTGGGTTGAGTGCTTTTACAAAATGCTCATCCGTATGTTTGCGTGTAGCCATGTTGATTCCTATCGTTGTCTAAAATGTATTATAACAGTGATTGCACTTAATGTCAAAACTTATTTTACCGCCCTGCACTAATCACCATACGGGTTTCTTCGTCATCCTCGTCAGAGAACTCAGGTTCCTTGGAAATACATTGTTCCACATCCTGCAAGATACGCCGGAGTTCGCCAATGTTGATTCCTAACATCTGAATCATCATTTCTTTGAAACCTTTAGGGTAAGGATTTACTGATGGATTCTGGTATGTGTCCAACAGCAATTCCTTGCCCATGATTGTGTTACGCAGATTAGATGCTACGGTTTGGAAACAGTTCATCATATTGTCCTTCAAGCCACAGTAGCAAAATCTTCCGGAGTTTCTACTACTTCAATTACTTGAGATTTGAAACGCTCCAATGCATCATAATATTCAGCAGAGAAATTGGTATTTTTGCCAGCAACTTCCAGTTGATACTGATAGTTGCCAGTACGCCACAGAACTACCCGCTCACGGTTCTTGTTGTACCCATCTGCGATATACTGAATTTGATTCATTGTGTAGTCCTTTAATTAACTGTCTAAGTATGTATTATACACCCAAAACTATTTAATGTCAACCTGCTTAATCTTAGTAATCTTCGGGATGACCTTGATCAGGACCGCGATAGTGCGGGTTGGGTTCCCATGAATCGTAGTCTGTCAGGAGCCATTGCTGATCCGGGCGTTCCTCGCCCACGATCCAAGCCCATTCGCGGATTGCTTGTTGAATATAAGACATTTTTGTTCCGTTTTGCGAGTTGATAAGAGTATTATATACCCAAAATCATTTAATGTCAACCTAATTCGTAGATACAAATGCTAGGATCCAGTTTTTTCAACTGAGTTGCTGCGGCCATCAATTGTTTGAATCGTGCGTTAACTTGGGTGCGGCTCAGTTCGCCATCGCAGGACAAGTTCTCTGGACTCAAGTCAGCATCAAGGCTGTTGGCAATGCCCTGACGACCTTTAGCAGTTTCAAACTCATATTCTTTACCTTTGAACAATCGGTTCCATTTGTTCTTTTGGTCGATATATGCTTGTAATGCTGACATAATTTACTCCGTTTGTTTACTGTCTAAGATTTTATTATAGCACCAAAACTATTTAATGTCAAATTTAGAGTATACTACTTTTAGTTTACCTTTTCGGTAACTGTCTTGTTGAAACGCAAATAACATACATCATGCGATTTACTAAATGCGGTCCCGGATCCGGTCATTGATCGGCT